AAAGAAAAAGCTTTATCTTACACAATGACGGCAGGGTCTTTAGCAACAGTGTTTATGAAACCTGGCTATGTATCCAACATTGTTGATGTTTTATCCAGAAAAGACATAGGTAAGTTTGGAAAAATTATTTCCGTAGCTCCTAGATTAATTGGCGTGCCAACAAAAGCGGAAGTAGCAATGCTGTTAGGCGTAATAAAAAATGCAGCAATAGGAACAGTAAAGGCACCTTTTAAAGGGGCTGGAAAAATAGCTAATATTTCAGGAAAATTAGCTGATGACATTCAAGGTGGGCCTCAAGGTATTATTGTCTCTGCACCTGGACAACCTGGAACAATTGTTAAGAACCAAATAGCAAGTAAAGCAGCCGCTCAAAACATGATAAAGAATATAGATAATATATTAGCTATTATGGGAAGTGAAGAACAAGGTAAACGTATAGAAATTGATGAGGAAGAATACCAAGCTAATATCGCAGAGGAGATAAAAAATCCTCAATATACAGCCGCTATTAAAACATATTATGATAATTTTTTACGACAGACTTTAGTTAATGCTGACGCTGTACTTGGAGAAGTAGAAGACGTTAGTGTAGTAGAGCTTCTAGCTACTCAAGATGAATATGAAGATCATCCAACTTGGGTAATTGATTATGCTAAAGATTTAGCTAAAGATTTTATTAAAGAAAATAATCTAAAAACAAATACTATCGGAGACACCTTATTTTATGATATGTTGAATAAAAATAAATTTGCAACAGGTGGAGAAGTGATTGAAGAAGATATAATGACGGATGTCCTTGATCTAGGCAACAAGAAAGTTGTTGCTACAGAAGAGGCTCGAGTAGATATACCCACTATTCCTAATCAACAAGAATCTATTTTTGATGATGAAGCAAGCTATGAAGTTGCTAATAGTATATTTGGTAAAGTACCAGGATGGGCAATAGCAGGAGTAAATAAAGTAGATGATTTAATTCGTCCAGGAAATACAGGTACAAGAATAGCACAAGCAGATAAAATAGCTGACGCTGCAACAACCTCAGGTGAAAAAATAAATAGATTTTATTCTAACATAGAAGCAAGACTTCTTGATCCTAATGCTCCTGATGTTTTTGAAACTTCAACTGATTTATATAATTTTTTAAATTCAAAAGGTATCAGTAAAATAGAAGTAGAGGATTACCAAGTACCGCAGTTAATTGAAACTATGACCAGCACAGGAAGACCTATTACTAAAGAAGATTTATTACTTAGAATTAAAAATGCTCCTATTCGACAACTTGAAACAAAAACATTTGGCTTTCGATCAGAAGTTGAAAACGGAGATGAGTACATAGATGGAAGATTTGCAGATCAATATTTAGAGAACGGTTATGTTCCTAATAGTTACAGAGAAAATGTTTTGTATTTAGATTCTTCTAAAATTCCTAATGATATTCAAAAATACAAATACAGTACACATAATTTTTTTAATAACGACGAAAATAAATATATTATAGGTTGGTCAAGGTCATCGGACCGCTATGCTATTATTCCTGGTACAAGCAAACAACTATCTGGTGCTACTGATACTAAGTTAGCAGATTTAGAAAGTAAATTTAATAGATTAGAAAAAATCTCTGTTAAAACACCAGAAGAATTAGTTAACCAGTCAAATGGTAGAATTACTATAGAACAAGCGCAAAAAAATATTGATAAGGCAAAGAAAGATTTAAGTACGATAAAAAACCAAATAGACAATTTTGGTGATCGAACTAATTTTGTAGCACAGCCTGACATAACAACAAAAGTAACTTTTGCTGATGAAATACAATCTGATATTTTTCAAAAATATAGAGAAATATTAACAACAGTAAAAGATGATTATCAAAAATTAATTTCTAAGTCAATTAATCCTCAAGATACATCGAGACTAGAAAGTTTGCGATATGGAAATGACACCATAGACATTAATCAAGGCAATATTAAAATAATTCAATTTTATGATAAACACAAAGACATCATGCGTCCTATGTTTAAAACAGCAGACGATTTTGCCGCTCATATAAAAGAATTAAAAGAATCTAATAAAGTTTTTGAAGATTTTTCAAAAATTAAACCAGGTAATTTACAACAAGCGGATGTAAAATTAATTCAAGAAGCAGGAAAGAAAAGAGATAAAGTATTAGAAGTTTTTGAACAAGCTTTTACAGATAAAAAAACTATGGAAAGTTTGTTTCCTAATATTCCTTTTAAAGATCGTAGGGCTTGGGGCGATGCTATTATTAAAAATGACATAAATATCGCAGCAAAAAGATTATTCGTGGATAAAGATGCTAATGCTGCAGAATGGTATGCAATCTCTCCTGCTCAATTAGTTAAATCAAGATATAAAGCACAAGGTTTAGACAACGGAGGAACAAATACTCCTTTGGCTGAAAGAGAAGCTGCTAGATTACGAGGAGAAAAATTAAAAGGCATAGGAGTAGAAGAGTTTTATGGAGGACCAAATTCAATAGACCCTTCAGGCAAACATTATACAAGTGTTTTAGAAGAAGCTCTTAAAAGAGCAGCAGAGGCTAATAATACAGAATTTAAGATAATAAAAGTTTCTATTGGAGATCCTAAATCAATGCAGCGTTCTTTTCAAATTTTATCTCCAGACGGAGAAATAGTAAAAACTAACAAGTTAGGTAGAGGAAACGATGCATCTGAAGCTTTAATGAAAGCTACTCAAGAAGCAGAAGAGTTAGGAGAAGGATTTACGGTAAAAGCAATTGAAATACCTAAAGGCTTTAAAACTGTGGATGCTTATGCTATAAAACTAACACCAGAAATGATTTTACCATCAAAAACTCATTTCGCTTCTGGAGGATATGCTTTATATGATCCTTTAGTTTCAATGGATGAAGTAATAGGAGCATACTAAGAATGGCAATTGATAAACCAGCAAACTACGACCGACCTCAAACAGTTAATGATGAATTAATGATTCCTCCTTTGGTAGGACAAGAAATAGAATTAACACCAGGAACAGACGAAGAAATAAATATAGAAATGACCGAAGATGGTGGAGCTATTGTAGGTGAGCAACAAGAACTTATAAATGCAACATTTGATGCTAACTTAGCTGAATTTATTGATGATAGAGATTTAGGCATAATTTCTAGTGATCTTTTTGAAGAGTATCAAAATGATAAATCTTCTAGAAAAGAATGGTCTGAAACATATACTAAAGGATTAGACTTACTTGGTTTAAGATATCAAGAAAGATCACAACCTTTTCAAGGAGCAAGTTCTGTTACACACCCTCTGTTAACAGAATCGGTAACACAATTTCAAGCACAAGCATACAAAGAATTATTACCAGGAGGTGGCCCTGTTAGAACACAAATTATAGGTGCTATTACAAAAGAAAAAGAAGATCAAGCACAACGTGTAAGTCAGTTTATGAATTATCAAATTATGCATGTAATGGAAGAGTTTGATCCTGAATTAGATCAAATGCTTTTTTATCTTCCTCTTGCAGGATCTACGTTTAAAAAAGTTTATTATGATTCTTCTTTAGGAAGAGCCGTATCTAAATTTATTACTGCAGATGATTTAGTTGTTCCTTACACAGCTACTGATTTGCTTTCAGCCGAACGTATTACTCATATAATTAAAAAATCAGAAAATGAAATTAAAAAACAACAGGTTTCAGGGTTTTACCGTGATGTAGACTTAACAATGATAGATTCTGAGTCTAGAATAAAAGAGAAAGAGAGACGTATAGCAGGTATTCAACAAGTTTCTTACAGTTCAGATCAATATACTTTATTGGAAATTCATACTGATTTGGATTTACCTGGTTTTGAAAATTCAGATGGAATAAAACTTCCCTATATTGTAACAATTGACGAAGGATCTAATCAAATTCTTTCTATCTACAGAAACTTTAAAGAAGAAGACACTTTATTTAAAAAAGAACAATATTTTGTACATTATAAGTTTATGCCTGGGCTTGGTTTTTATGGTCTTGGGCTTATTCATATGCTTGGTGGATTATCAAGAACGGCAACAGCAGCTTTAAGACAACTTATTGATGCAGGTACTTTAGCTAATCTTCCTGCTGGATTTAAAGCAAGAGGGCTACGAATAAAAGATGATGATAGCCCTTTACAACCTGGTGAGTTTAGAGATGTAGACGCACCTGGTGGAAGTTTGCGTGATGGATTAATGCCTTTACCTTACAAAGGAGCCGATCCTACGTTATTTCAATTATTAGGTTTTTGTGTTCAAACAGGAAAAGAATTTGCTACCGTAGCAGATCAAAAAATTGGAGAAGCAGGCGGGGCGGGTGCTCCTGTAGGAACAACTATGGCAATTATGGAAAGAGGCATGCGAGTTATGTCTGCTATTCATAAGAGAATTCATTATGCACAAAAAATAGAATTTAAGTTATTAGCAAAAATATTTGCTACTGATTTACCTCCTATGTATCCATATGATGTAGAGGGAGGAGTAGAATCAGTAAAAGCAACTGACTTTGATGAACGTATTGACATACTTCCTGTTTCAGATCCAACTATTTTTTCAATGGCACAACGTGTTACACTAGCACAAACTCAATTACAATTAGCCGAATCTAATCCTGAAATGCATAATATGTATGAAGCGTATCATCGTATGTATGCAGCTATGGGAGTTCAAAATATAGATGCAATTTTACCTGTGCCTACACCTCCGCAACCTCAAGATCCAGGAATGGAAAATGGAATAGCTTTATCAGGTGGCACATTAACAGCTTTTAGAAATCAAAATCAAATGGCTCACATAGATGCTCATAGAGCTTTCTTTTCAAGTTTTTTAATTAAAAATAATCCTCCTGTTATGTCAATTTTACAGTCACATATTATGGAACATGTATCTCTACAGTGTAGAGAAGAAGTAGAACAAGAACTAAAACCTGAAATGGAAAAATTACAACGTCAATTTGGCGGTGAAATACCAGAAGAAGAACAAATTAAAATGCAAGAACTTTTAGAATCTAAAGTTGCTGAAAGAATTGTTGAAATAACTGAAGCAATGGTAACTGAAGAACAAGAAGCAATGCAGCAACAAGGGGAAGACCCTTTAATAGCGCTTAAACAGCAAGAAATTAGTATTAAGGCAGGAGATTTACAACGTAAAACTACTATGGATCAAGGAAGATTAGGTATTGATCAAGCAAGATTAGATCAAACAGGGGAAATTGCTGAAGCAAAAATGGATTCTCAAGAAGATATTGCACAATTACGAGCAAATGTTAATCTAACTAAACAAAAAGAGATTGAAAAAAGTAAAAAAAACCCAAGGACAGTAGATGTTAACAAAAACGTTCGTTTCGACAACTAAAGTATTAACAGCAGAGGAAAAGCTACAAAACTTTTTTGAAGAGCTATTAGATAAAGCAGAAAAGTCTTCCAAAAGTGTTGAAGATAGTATACTTTTAGCAGGAGCTATGATGGGCGTTGCAAGAATTCT